GAAACCTCTTAGCCTATCAATCCAAATCATACAGGGTTATAGCTAATCAGGGGTCAACAAGATCGGGAAAGACGTATAGCTTAAGTCAGCTTTTAGCTCTTTACATACCGCACAAGGAAAAGGCCACGATTTCTGTGGTTAGTCCTTCCCTGCCTCACTTAAAGAGGGGAGCAAGGAGGGATATCTTACAAATCTTAGAGGATGCTGGCATTTATTCAGATGAGGCATTTAATAAGACTGACAATGTTTACCACTACCCTAATGGCTCTTATATAGAGTTTTTTGGTGCTGAAGATTCGGGTAAGGTTCGAGGTCCAGGAAGGGATATCTTGTTTATAAACGAGGCAAATCTACTTCCTCACTCTATTTACCAGCAGTTAGCACTAAGGACCACTAAGACAATATTCTTAGACTTCAACCCTGTCGATGAGACAAGCTGGGTCTATGATGTTGCAGACAAAGAAGGGAACCTGTTGATTCACTCTACTTACAAAGACAACCCATTCCTACCTAAGGAGCAGGTTGCTGAGATTGAGAGTTTACAGGATGCAGATGAGAACCTTTGGAAAGTCTTTGGATTAGGAGAAAGGGGCAAGAGTCAAGAGCTTATTTACACTCATTGGAGAGTAGGTCAGTTTCCTGAAAACACAGAAACCGTTTATGGTTTAGACTTTGGTTACTCTGTGCCTACTGCTTTAATAAGAGTCGGCTTTAAAGAGAATCAAACGTATGCACATGAAATGCTATATGAAACTAAGCTGACTACCAACGATTTAATTGAGAGATTAAAGACACTAGATATAAAACGGTCAGATGAGATTTTTTGTGATGCTGCAGAGCCTAAAACCATTGAGGAACTTATCAGGGCTGGTTTTAATGCAAAACCTGCTGAAAAGGATGTTTATGCAGGGATTCAGAAAGTTAAAAGCCAGGCGCTCACGATTACGCCAGAATCGACCAACCTTATAAAAGAGATGCGGTCCTACAAATGGAAAACGGACAAAGATGGAAAAGTCCATTCAGATGAGAGTCCAGTTAAAATGTGGGATCACGGATGCGATGCGATGCGGTATGCGATATTTACGAAACTAAACAAGCCCAAATTTGAAGTTTTGGCTTGGTAAATAAATAACTGTGGGTAAATTACAAGATGCGTGGAATGTATTAAGAGGTAAGGCAATGCCAATGACTCCAATTGGTGAGCCATTTGCTTCTTATACTATGATGGGCGGCACATACGTAGGAATTGCGGATAATCGCAGAAACTACATTACAGATGGCTACCAAGTTAATGACATTATTTACACCGCTGTTTCTTTAATCACCGATAAGGTAAGACTCCCAGAATGGTCAACATACAAGATAGTTGACGAAGCTGCGTTTAAATCTTATCAGGGTATTATTAAGAAAAAAGATATCTCTACGCAAGATTTTAAGAAAGCATTAGAATACAGAAAGAAAGCATTAGAGCCTATTTACGTTGACAGGCTTACAGAGTTGCTAAGATATCCAAACGATTATGAGACTTTTCCTGACTTAGTTGCTAACTCAAGCGGTTGGAAATTAATCACAGGAGGTCGTACAGTTTGGGCGCAGACTCTTGACATGGGAGCCAATGCGGGTAAGCCGTACATGCTACATAACTTACCTTATCAGGAAATCAGCATTATTGCTTCAACTAACACATTCCCAATTGTTGAGGATGCTTATGTAATGACAAATCTGTCAGATGCTTTTTTCCCTAAATGTCAAGTCCTTCACGATAAGTACCAAAACTATGACTGGGATGTAAACGGCTCACACCTTTACGGAATGAGTCCTTTAAAGTCTGCTTTAAGACGTTTAAGCCGTTCTAACTCAGCTATTAAAGCAAGTGCTGCAATGCTAGAGAATCAGGGCGTTAAGGGCGTGTTATACATGGATGACCCTCGTGTAATGCAGGCAGGCATCGACCCAATGGACACAAGAAAGCAAGTAGAGGCTGTTAAGAGTAAACTTGTAGGCAAAGGCGAGTGGGTAGGATCAGACAACTGGGGTAAGATTGGCGTTTCAGGTTACAAGCTAGGCTGGCAGTCCGTTGGTCTTAGTCCTGTTGACCTTTCTATTATAGAATCAGAGAAGTGGGATTTAAAGCGATTTGGAGCCGTTTATGGCGTACCTAGCCAATTAATGGGTGATTCAGACGCTTCTACATATAACAACGTCAGAGAGGCTGAAAAGGCCCTCACAGCGCGTTGCGCAATCCCTCAATTGGTTTCTTTCCGTAATCACCTAAACAGAAAGCTACATACATGCTGGGGATATCAGAACCAGAATGTTTACGTTGACTTTGATCACACGGTATTTACAGAGCTTCAAGAGGATGTAGGCGCTAAGAGTGCATGGATTAAGGACCTTAGAACTCTAAGCCCGAATGAGCAGAGAATGCACTTAGGACTAGAGAGAATAGATAATCCTCTATTTGATGAGCCGTGGATCACTACTGCCGATGGTATGCCATTATCAGAGTACGATGTAAACGAGCCAGATGAGGAAGTTGCTGAGGACATGCCAGAAATGGACGACACAGACGAAATAGATGATTGAGGATATAATAAAGCAGACCTATCCTATAACCAAAAAGGAGAAATGCTGCGCAATATATAAAGCAAAAATGGATGCCAAAAGAGAGGCATTAAGAAATAGGTTAAATGACCAACAAAGAGAGAACAGATTGGGCGAAGAAATTTCACAGAACAAATGTGAAGTTTGGCAAGCAGTTCTATCCTAAGGTCAAAAGGCAACTGGATAAAGTTGTCAGTTCTTTGATAAGTACAATAAGGAGAAAAGGTCCGAGACAGACCCTTGTAGATTTAAGGACAAAGCTGTGGTCAGATGATTTGGCTAAGCCTGTTTCTGAAATATACAAGAAAGTTGGTGTTTACCATGCAAACGAAACCTATAAACAGATTAGGCGAGAGATTGCTCAAAAGGGAATAGGCAGAGACCAGACTTGGGTAAAGTTTATCCAAGATGAGTTGCAAAAGACACTTCTGCAATATGCAGTAGTCAGGACCTCAGAAACTTTAAGGAATCATTTGATATTAGTCCTTCAGAGTTCAATAGCAAAAGAGTTAACAGTTGATGAGATTGTTAAACTATTTGAGACCTCAGGTTTCACCGCTATGCAGGCTGAAAGGATTATTAGGACTGAGGTTGGCAGGGCTGCAAACACAGGCGTAAAGGCAGCGGCTGAAGGGTTTAACTACGAAATGGTTAAAGAGTGGATAGCGTTTAGAGATTCACGAACCAGAGGATTTAAACCTGAGCAACCAAAGGACCATTATCAAATGGACGGGCAGGTTGTTGACTTTTACGACAACTTTACTGATCCTAGAAGTGGTGAGCAGATTGAGTACCCTATGGCCCCTGGCGGGTCAGCGGCTATGGTAATCAATTGCAGATGTAGTTATATTGTTGTACCAAAACGAGATTCACGTGGCAGATTGATTGCTACATAAAATTGAGAGGTGCTTTGGAGGCTTCGGCCAATACTGCGGAATAATGAAATAATAACCAGTCCAAACCCTCTCTAAATTTAAAACATGGAAATGAAAAGATATTTCGAACAAAAACTGATTTCTGATTCTGTTAAAGACGTATCAGAAACAACCAGAAAGGTGAAGGTGGCGATTAGCCAAATGGGTTCTAAAGACTTTGACAATGATGTCATTGATCATGGAGCCTATAACAAAACAATGGCTGAGAGAGGTCCTAAGGGTGCTAATTTGATTTGGCACTTAACAGACCACAATCCTAGTCTCAAATCAGCGATTGGTAAGTTCTCTGAGTTGTATGTTGACGGTGACTACTTAGTGGGAATTACAAACATACCTAACACGACATGGGGTAACGATGTGCTAGAGTTCTACAAGTCTGGTCATATCAACCAACACTCAGTAGGATTTAGAACAATCAAAGCTGAAGCACAAGAGAAAGGTCAGTCAACTGAATATAACCTAATAAAAGAGATTCTGTTATTTGAAGGTTCGGCTGTTCTATGGGGTGCTAACCCTAACACACCAACTATCGAGGTTGGTAAAAGTTTGAGCAGTCAAGAAATCCTTGACAGTCACGCTAAGCTAAGCAAAGAGATGACCATGCTAGTAAAGTCACTAAGAGATGGACGCTTTACTGACGAGGCTTTTGAATTTATCGAAATCCGCTTAGCACAAATTAACGAAGCAATAAAATCTTTACTATCTACTGAGGTCACTCCTGAAGCAGAGCAACCCGCTGAAGCAGTTGCAGAAACTAAGGAGCCGATTATTGATGTAACAGATTTAAAGCATAATATAAACAATTTATTAAACAAACTAAATTCCTAAACATGGAAGAATTAAAAAGCATCGAGGCCTCAGTAAAATCTGCTGCTGACGCCGTTGAAAAGATGAAAGCTGCCAATGAGGCTGCTATCGCAGACGTTAAAAACGAAGTAGCTGAAGTAAAGGCTGCTGTTGTAACTATGGATGAGGCTGCTAAGAAGAATCAAGCTGCTATTGACCAGATGATCGCTGAAAAAACTGCTAAGACTGTAAATGCAAAAACTAAGTCTTTCGGTGATGCTTTCGCTGAGCAAGTAGCTGAGGCTTTCGAGTCTAAGCAAGCTGAAATCAAAGAGTTTCAGAAAAACAAAAACGCAAAGTTAACTATCGACCTTAAGAGTGTTGGTACAATGACTTTGGGTAACAACTTGACTGGTGATGGTACTGCTACCTACAACACTCGTCAGGGATTGGTTCCTGCGCAGAAAATCAACATGCGTGACCTTATCCCAACTGCTGTAAGCCCAACTGGTCTTTATGTAACTTACCGCGAAACTGGAACAGAGGGTTCTATCGGAATCCAGACTGAAGGAAACGCAAAATCTCAAATCGACTACGATCTAACTGAGGTTAAGGTTGTATCTGATTACATCGCAGGTTTCGCTCGTTTCTCTAAGCAAATGATGTTCCAACTTCCTTTCTTACAGAACACTTTGCAGCGTATGTTGCTTCGTGATTTCTACAAGAAAGAGAACGCTACTTTCTTCTCAGCTGTATCTACTGCTGCAACTGGTTCTACTACTACATCTGCATCTGTTGACGCTGAGCAGTTAGTTGACTGGATTGCAAACCAATTGGATGCAAACTTTGAGGCTTCTTTCGCTTTAGTATCTTACGCTCAATGGGCTGATTTACTTAAGACTAAGCCTACTGACTACTCTGTACCTGGTGGATTTGTAATCGATGCAAACGGTAACGTACGTATCGCAGGAGTACCTGTAATCGGTGCTAGCTGGGTTACTAACGACAAAGCGTTAATCATCGATGCTAACTACCTTGAGCGCGTAGAGACTGAAGGATTGCGTGTAGAGTTTTCTTATGAGGACAGCGACAACTTCCAAAAGAACTTGGTAACTGCCCGTGTTGAGTGTTTTGAGGACATCAACATCATGAGAACAGATGCAATCATCTACGGATCATTCTAATTAGTGCTGTGGTTTGATGTGGTGATAGGGGTCGGGTTTCGGCCCGCCCCTTTTTTTAAATAAAGTCTATGTTGTATAATTTACTAATCGATTGGGATGACCAGACAAATGAGTCTGGAATTACAGAACCCTTAACTGTTAATGAGGTAAAGAATTACCTTAGATTAGAGGGTTTTATTGACCAGTCAGAAAGTATCTCATCTGAGTTCAATGATGATGATGCTATTATTGAGGATTTGATTGTATCAGCTAGACAGCGTTTAGAAGAATATACAGGCTTATCTTTTATTCCTAAGACATACGAAATTGAGTTTACTAACCTTGCAGGAAACTTTGAGATTCCTTTTGGTCCAGTAAATACAATCATTAACGTAAAAGACGACCAGGGTGACTCTATAAGCACAGATGACTTTGATATCTCATTAAATGGCAGATTGCTAAAAACCCCTACATATGAAAACATGACCATGCTATATGAAGCTGGTTATACTGTTTTACCAAAGGGTTTAAAGGATGCCATGTATAAAGAAGTAGCTTATAGATATATCAACCGAGGGGATGAGAATGTTGACGGATTAAGCAGAGAGGCTATGGTAATCGCTAGTAAATACAAAACAGCAAACTGGATAGGATGATAGGCAACACCAAACCAATTAAGTTACTAAAGTATGCAACTACCATTGATGCCAATGGGGATGCTACTGAGACTATTCAGACTACCTACAAAATGTGGGCTGAGGTAACCGATGATGGGGGTGGTAGATCGCAAGCAGACGGTAAGACTAATTTAGGTGATACTAAAGTCTTTAGGATTAACTTTAGAGACTACAATATCACACCTGAATATAAGATTCAGTATTTTGGTCAGACCTATGCAATAAGTAACGCAAAAAGAGTTGACGAAAAAAGGTTTAACTGGGAAATAAACGCATTTAGCATATTCGAACTTGATTAAAGTAAATTTCATAGGATTAGAAAACCTAAAAGATCAGCTAGCTAATGCAAGCAAAAAAACTGCTGCTTTAGTTGATGCAGAGTTGCAGGCTTCAGCTATGGAGTTTGTAGGTCAAGCCAAAAAGGATTTAGCGGCACAAGGTGGAGACAGAGGTACTTTGCTCAGGTCGATATCTTACGCAAAGACTGGTCCTTTTAATTATACGGTTTCTGCTAATGCTTTTTATGCTCCTTTTATAGAGTTCGGAACTAAGAGCAAATACAACCCTTACCCTGGCACAGCAGAATTTGCTGGTCAGTATAAAGGTGTAAAAGGTCCAGGCACGTTAAGGCTTATAGATGCAATTCGTGGATGGGTAAAGAGAAAGGGAATAGCAAAGGGTAAAGAAATTGAGAGAGCAGCGTTTTATATAGCTCGGTCAATTTACAAGAATGGTATTAGTCCTAAACCATTCTTTTTTAAGCAGGTAGCACCTGTAAGGACTAGATTAATAAATAGAGTAACTGCACTATTAAATGGCATATAAAAACGCACTATATCAATTAAAGACTGAATGGTATCAGACACTAAATGGCGATATTAGTGTAAATGTCTATAAAGACGCGGTTCCTGTAACTGAGACTGGAAACTATGTGCTAATCAGAGCAGAAGGTTCCACAGATACAGAGTTAAATAATTCGGCTTTCTTTCGGTCTGCTGTAATTGTGGTTGACATTTTTACAATGTTTCCAACAATTGCAAACAGTAAGACTGCATACGATATAGCTCAAGAGATTGATGACTTAATTATATTGAGTCCTAATTCTTTTGGCATAACTTTACAGGACTTCCAGATAACTCAAATAACTGTCCAATCAGAGACAGAATTATATGAGGATGACGGGGCTGCTAAAGTTTTTAGGGTGATTAAAAGATACGAACATTTTATAAATCAAAATTAAATAAAACAAAATGGCAGATCCAACAACTTTGAGCGGTAGTGTGATGTTTATTGAATATTCAGACACTCCCTCTGGTGCGAGAAAGTCGGCTGTATGTCAATCTGAGGGATCATTTGATGGCAGCCGCAACGTAGTTAGTGATGAGACTAATTGCGGAACCTTAAAGGTATTAGGACCTCAAAACAACCGTTTCACTTTGAACGCAGTTGTTGACACGGCTCCCGATGCTAACGAAGCTTCATTTAATGATTTCCAAACTCTGTATGCAAACAATACTAAAAAGTATTGGCACCTTACAGATTCAGCTGAAACTGTTTATCATGGCGGTTATGGTTGGATTTCAGCTCTAGGTCAGCAGAACGTAAGCGGTCAGACTGCAAAGTTCACAATGACTATCGAGATTGAGGGAGACATTGATACAGAACCAGCTAGCTAATAAATAACCACTATGAAACAAATCACACACACAATAGGCGGTCAAGAAAGAATATTAAATGTCGGAAAGATGTGGTTTTCCAAATACTATGGGGAAGCCACATCCTCTGACCCTCTTTTGATGACTGAACTATTAAGCAAACCAAACAAACAGTTTGACTTTATTGTAGGCATTGTTTATGCAGGTATTAACTGCCACTATAAGCATATCAAATCTAATGACTTTGTCTCTTTGGAGCAAGTACAGGATTGGATAGGTGATTTAGATGAAACAGAGGCCGCTAGTTTAATCAATAAGTTTGTAGAGGTAAATAAACCGAAAGAGCAGGGGGAAGCCCAGCCCCAGGTGGAAAATCCTTAACCTGGGATGATATAAGGTCGGAGGCTTTTGGTCAGATTGGCCTACTTCCGAATGACTTTTATGACTTAGACTTTGATGAGTATATACTCTTAAGAAAGGGCTATATAGAGCGGATAAAGACTGAGTCACATTTGTTAAGGTTTCAGACTGCGCTGATTTGTGAGGCATTGATAGGCAAAGGGAATGGAGCGAGGTTTGTTATGGATAGCTGGCAGCTAGAGGAAAAGACTGAAATGACACAAGAGC